GGGTGAGGAACCTTCATCAAAAAAACACTCATTCACGATGATTCGTGTTTATTCACAATGTTTTGTGTTGCGTTTATACTTTTGCCATTTGGGGGCGGGGTAGGTTACCTAGCGTCTTGTGCATTGCCAGACAGACCGAAGAACCTTGGATTCAACCAACTTTGCCTAACGACTAGACGACTGCCCTTCTTCAAGTTGCAGTCTCGACAAGCAGAAGTGAGGTTGTCCATCGTGTCTGTTCCTCCGAGAGACTTGGGAATGATGTGGTCACAGTGTGTGGCCTGTACCTGTAGTCCTGCGGCTAGGCAGTAGGTGCATAGGTGATTGTCACGCCTGAATACTTCTTGTCTCAGTTCATTCCATTGTCTTCCTCTACTACTGTGTTGAGACATTAGTTATCCCTCGGACTACCGGCCCGGTTGTGATACTCATTGAGTGCGACCAGTAGTTCCTTACCAATGCCTGCTGTGTTCTCACGCCAATCAAGGGCAACGCCTAGCAATAGGCCACCCTCTGTTTCTTCTACCTTGAATACCTTCATAGTCGTTCACGCTTCTTTGGCTTGGCATTGTGTACTGTGTACACACCTAGTGCTGTAGCGATAGCCACCACTACCGGCAGCCATGCGGCTGCTGGGAATAGCAATAGACCTACCTGAATGACTACTCCAATGAGTGCCACGAATGCCTTTCGGGCTGCTGCTGGGTCGTTCCATAGTGTTGCGAAATACGTTCTCATGTTCATACCTTCCTTAGTTCCTTGATTACTAGTGCTGTCTTAATGCACTTGCTTGCTAGGTAGACGTTGTATGTCATACCTACAATGATTAGTAGTGTTAGCAATTGGACTACCGGCCCTCATCCGAAGACGAGACCGACATACCTCCCTTGCTTCTTCATGTGGCGGTAAACGGTTGTGCCGTGTACGCCTAGTTCGTCTGCAACCTCAGGCACCTTCATGCCGCGTTCTAGAAGGGTCTGTGCCTCGTCAATCAATAGGTCTGGGGCAATACGCGTTGACCTAATGTTTGGGGCCTCAGAAGCCTCTACAGACCCGTGACGGCTGCCTGTCCATACGTCATGCACCAATGACTTAGACACACCAAAGAACTTGGCTGTGTCTCCTGTTGAGTACAGACCTCTGCACGCCTTGATGCGTGCAATGGTTTCTGGGTGATGCCTCATTCGTCATCACCGTCATACTCAGCCTGTACATCAAGCATTAGTGGGCAAGTGTCAGAGAATGTGACTGCCCTACCGTTGGTCTCCACATAGCCAAACCAGAAGTCCGCGTAGGTTTCTAGAGTTTCCAGTTCGGATGCCTCTAGGCCATTGCAAATGATGTCTGCGTACTTCTGGCATTCTTCTGCTGTGAAGTCTTCAATGAAGTCGTTCATGCTGCTTCACCCACCAGTACCGGCGGCTTGTCCAACAGGACAGCACCGTTGAGTAGGGGAATGGTGTCCATCGGCCTGCGTGCCTCGTAGGCAATGGAACGCATTTCCTCACCACGACTGTCATAGCCAGCGTGTTCAGAGTCGCACCCGTCGTACTTGGGTGCGTTCCAGCCCATGAGGTAGACCTTGTTAATGGCCTCAACCTCAGGGTGGTTGTATACGCGGTCAACGTATGCGTGGATTAGTACGTGATTGGCGTTGGTGTATCGGCGGTACTTCAACGTGCCCTGAGGGCTGTTGGTTCGCTTTACCTCGTATACCCCGCCGAAGTCGGCATCCTTACCAGACGGTGCCGTTGGGAATACGTAGGTGATTTCAAAGGGGTTGAACCCCAATCGGAATGCGGAGTAAGCCTCACACGCGACTCCGAGAATGTCTGCGGCCCTGTCAGAGTGACCGCCTTGCCAGTTGTTGCTAGTTGCTGCGTACTGATTCTTTGTACGCTTTGGGCCTTCTTCAAACGCTAGTGCGGTAAGTTCTGGCCTGTTCTTCATTACCCAAACATTTGGGTGACTTCCAATTTCCTTCATGATAGTAGTTGTATGTTCCTTGAATGTATTTACACCCAACGCCTAAACGTTTGGTGCATACTTCAATTATAGCACAGGAATAGACCTAACTAGCCTATTTTGGGCCATTTTCGCATAGTTATTTCGGACTATTTTTATAGTCGATACAAAGTAGAGACACAAAAGACCGGGTGTCTAGGGGAAGACTATCAACAACTCCTAGACACCCGGCCAATGAATACAAGGTTAACTACTACATGACAATGATACTGCCAGCGGTTGCAAATCGTTCTCGTTAGACATTGGACAGGAAGTTCAAGAACTCTGACCAGTTGTCTGTCTGCTTCTTTCGTCCCTTGCCTACGTCGGGCAAGACCTCAATGCGTCTGCTGAGGCTTTTGCGGTAGCACTCACGGCATTGTTTTTGTTCTAGGTAGTAAGCCCTCCAATCAAAAGTTCCCTTGCACACAGGGCAGTAACGTTCCGTGCTGAACTTCTTTCCCTCATGCTGGTTCTCATTGTCTTCGTCATTCTCAACCACGGCAACGTCCTCCCTTCTTCCATCGTATGTGTATCCGTATGTCTTGTATTGCCAGTAGTGTCTTGAACACCTGTCTTTGGATACCGGCTTTTCTTCACAGCCCTCATGAAGACACTTGTCTTCCTCTGTGTACCTCTTCTGCCGGTACGTTGAACCTAGTGGTGTTAAGGGAAGACCCTTGTACTGCTGGGTGTAATGACCCTTACAAAGTCCTTTCACTTCAAGAAGGTTTTCACAACCTTCAAAGTCACAAGGCCCTGAACCCTTCTTACGCTTCTTAGTCAAAGGCTTTAGGGTTTGACCTCTAGCCAGTTGTGCATAGTGTGCGGAACACAGTCCATGTTTCTTAATGTGAACTTGTCTATCACAACCTTCAAACTTGCATAGTTCCAATGGGTTACCTTCTTATGTTGTATTCCCCTGCGGGGCTAGTTGACACTCGGCTAAAGCCTCGGTCAACTGAAAACTCTTTGACTCTCATTAGGAGGATTGATACCTCTTAACTCTTAACTTCTTTGTTCTAGGGGCTTTAGCCCTTCGCCGTAGGCGATTTCAAACTCTTTTAATTTCTTGAAGACTTGTTTTGGGCATGTGTGTGTACGGGGTGGACAGGTTTTGTTGCAAACCTGCACCTGACTTCATTCCCTAGAACCCCCGGTATGCCAAACGGTCAGTGTTCTTGTTCTAGGTGTATCGGTTGTTACCCCGATGCCGTGTCTTGTACCATTTCCACGGTGACAAACAGGAAGCCTTTTAGCCGAACAAGGCTACTTCCTGCCGTAGTCCGCAACGGGCTTTGACTGCCCCTTACGAATGCAACGCGCCAACTTTCGCTAGTCTGTCGCTGTCAGGCTTGGGGCAAATGAAAAGACCCCCGGTACCGACATACCGGGGGCCTTCTCTGAGTAATGACGTTGCTAGACTGTCATAAATCCTTGGGGTTGTTGGTTTGTCGGAACCTTACTACATAAGTATAGCACAGGATTGGAGTGCCGTCAAATCGAACACACTTTCGATGTGTCTTTAGTTCAAGCCTCAGGAATGCGCGGTACTTTCTGACTGTATAACGCATCAACGTAGTGATTTGTTCCCCTAAGTTCACCATTCCTGAAACGCCTCACAGGCACCAAACAATTAGGGTCAAGGGGAAGTGCCAGTTGTAAAACATCGTCCGTTACATGGTACGTACGGGTCTTTGTAGAGGGTCTAACGCGTAGACGTAGGGCTTCGGCAGGGATGCGAATGTAGACACCAACTTTCTTGTGAGGGAAGTCTCCCGACGCGCAAGCGTCGTACAACGTGTCCGTATGCACACGCAAGAGTCGTGCTGCATCCTCAACAGTCCACCAAGGTCGGTCAGTCCATGCCATGTGTCGGCCACACTCTCTGTGAAGGGTGTGACAGGAACCGATACACCGCCGATAACTGACATTAGTTTTTCGACGTTCGGTTCCAGTCACACGCAATTTGTGCGTGAATCCTAGCCCATGTTCTGTGTCTCTGAGGCATGTTCTAGGACTTCCACCACACTTCGGTCAGGACTTCGGCCAAGTTCTCTGTGTATGTGTGCGCAGGCTTTCGCCTGCCTTAGAGGCTGCGTAGTAGCAGCCTGAAACTTAGAAGAACTACCGCCCGATTCATTCACTGTGCTATAACTCCGCACATGGCTAAGAAGACAATCGTCACCCTTGTTGACGACCTCACAGGTGAAGACATTGCAGACGGCAAGGGCGAGACGGTTTCTTTCTCCCTTGACGGCAAGTCCTATGAAGTGGACCTGACCAAGAAGAACGCTGACAAGTTCCGTGGTCTGTTCCAAGACTACATTGCCGTTGCCTCTAAGACTGGTCGCAAGACTCGCACCACTCAGTACAACTCCAAGACCAATACCGCCGAAATCAGGGCATGGGCCAAGCAACAGGGCATGGACGTTCCTGACCGTGGCAGGTTGCCCAAGGAAGTACAGGAAGCGTGGGACTCCAAGTAAGACAAGCACACACAAAGCCCCGCTAGGAGTTACCTAGCGGGGTTTGTGCTTCTACACGGAGGATGCAGAAAATCATTGTTCCTCAGGGTCATTCACTGAGGAATGGGCCACGATGCTGTGAAGCCCGTTGTGTTCGTCTATCCAATTGCGTGTCCATGCTTCATGGTCTTGCTGCCACTTGTGAGACTCTTGTTCGTGGGCATCAAACCTGATGCTTAGGTCAACGACCTTCTGAGACACCACAAGCATTTCCTGCTGAGTCTTAGCCATTGACTCCATAGCGTTGGCAATCCTGATGTGTGCGTCTTCCAAGTCCTTGACTCGTTCAGCCATTGAGGGTGTTGCCGGTTGGATTTCCCTGCCGGTGCCCTTGTCCACAATGGCGGGATAGCCCAATACAGAATCAATAGCCCTGTCTACCTTCTTGAACTTAGACCCAATGGGCTTGACGATGTACTTCTTGATAGTTACCCAAGCCAGTACCGCCGCGCCCACCAAGACAATAATGTCCAACACAGCCGGTACATGGGGAAGCCAGTCAAAGACTGTCGTCCATACATACCTATTCATCAGGAAGCAGTCGCAATCCAGTTAATGTCGATTGCACCGGTAGCACCAAGGGAACGCCTGTACTGAATGGTGAATCCTGTACGGCTGATGCCGGTAACACTTGTGGTGACGTGGTGAGAGTTAGACACGTTGGCACTAACAACAACTGTTGGAATTGGTGCTTCTGCTGGGAAGGCAGTGGAGAATGTAACCGACTGGTTGTAGTCGGTGTTCAATGCGTTCACCGGGCATGACCTTGTACCAGACTTAACCGTGCCCTGCATGTTGACGTAGGTGTTGGCACCGAAACTGACGATGTTGCCGGTGTTCGGCCTAATGTTGTTGGTCATGACGTTGCCGTCAACAGTCAAACCACCGTAAATGCTTCCAGTCTGTGCATAAATTCCACCGTTGTCCGAGTAAATTGAGTCCCTGACGTGAATACCGCCGTCAATGTACATGTAGGTGAATCCCGGCATGGTCATGCGGACGGAACCTTGGTCGTTGTAAATCCACAACTTCTTGATGTTGTTGGCGTCCCAGAACTCAATACCCTGTGAGACCAACTTGGTTCTAGCGCCACTGTCGGTGGTGCTTGTGTTGAATGTGGAACCACTAATGGATGCACCGGTAATGGTTGAACCAGAGGTCAGGGTTCCCTTCATCGCTACCGCGCCAGACGACGCGGTAATGGTGAAGGTAGGGCTACCAACAGAGTCATAGGCTGTGAAGCCTGCGCTGTTCATTTTGATGCCACGTGCGGGAGTTGATTCAGTCTGAATGACACCTGTGCTTGATGCTGTGATGGATGCACCAGTGATGGAACCGCTTGAAACTACCGGCCCGTTGATAATCAACTCACCTGTTGATGTGGTGAAGGACAACTTTAGGTTTCCACCAGAGTCCTTGGCAGTCATGCCGGTGTTCATCAACTTGAAACCAGTGTTGGCACCAGAGTCCGTCTGAATCAACGCACCTGTGATGGTTCCACCCTTAGCGGTTAGACCGTTCTTGGTCAGGTTGAATCCGGTGGACGCTGCTGCGTAGTTGTATGACTCAATAACACCTGTGGTGGTGGCAGTACCTAGGGTGATGGTCGGGGTAGCAATGGAACCAGAGGTCAACTTGCCTACGTCTAGGTTGGCAATGACTTGTGTACCAATGGTCTTGGCAATCCATGATGTACCGCCCGTTCCCTCCCACTGACCAATGATGATGTTTGAGGCATCCTTTTGGAACCAAATGTCACCAGCGGTGTTAGCGGTAGTGCCCGGCGTACCAGTGTTGTAGTGAACCTTGTTCTTACCGTTGGCTGTGGTCTGTGCGGTGTTGGCTGTGGACTGTGCCGTTGACGCTGCGCTTGCTGCTGCTGATGCTTGGCTAAGTGCAGAGGCAATGCCGGTGTCTCGGGCGTCAATGAAGTCATTGGTGACATAGACGTACTGACGGTTCCCGTCGTCGGTGTCAAACCAAATGTCACCGTTCTTGTACGTACCGCCTGTTGGCTTGGTGGTCTGGTAATAAGTCTTGTTCTTCGTATCGGCATAGTTGAATGCTTCCTCTGCATCAGTCAACGCCTGCTGTGCCTGCTGCTGCGCTGTCTGAATGTCTGTGACAACCGTAGGGTCAAGTTGTGGTTCTCCGATACTTCCATCAGGAATGGTGGAGGTTGGCGTATCAGGGGTCACAGAAGGGGCGGTAACGCCACTAGGAAGGGCAAACTCAAAGTCAACGGTCCACTTGTCCGCTGTAATTGTGTGAGTGATTCCTACGACTCTCATTGTCTTGGTGGTCACACCATCGGTGTAGACAACTGTGACGTAAGAGTTGAGGTCTAGGTCATTGACATAGGTCAAGTCACCTGTGTCCCGAATGGATACCGCCGCGCTGCGTGGGCGAACCTCAGCAGTTGCATTGCGTGCTAGTACGTCATTGGCAAAGGCGGCAATGTCGGCTTCAACCTCTGTTGCACCCTGAACAGTGAAGGTGGCTGCACGTACGCCCCACTCAGCAATGCTTGCTGAGTCTTGGTATGGACCATAGGCAACGGATGAAGAAGTCTCGGTGCCGATGTTGTAGCGCATCCAGTTAACGGTTACGGAGTTGATGATTTGGTCAAGGGTGAAGTCAACGTCCAAAGAGTTGTACACGTCAGGGTTAATGACAGCCTTGATGGTGGTGTCCATGTTGGCTGAGTCAAAGACGTTGAGACGGTTGTCCTTTCCAACCCATGCATAACCTAGGTTGGAATCCCTAGTGATAAGAACGTTGTCCCACAGGGTTGCATTGTCATTGCCGGACACGACGGTTCCAGAACCAAGACCAGTGGTGTTGCCGTTGATGTTGAACGGAACGCCGGTAATCAACCACCTAAGTTCATTGATGGTTCCAACACCGCGTGGTTCTACTTGGTTAGACAGGTAGGACACATTGTCTGATGCATTGAAACGCACGTTGACCTTCTTGCCGTCTCGTGCAAGTGGTTCATAGTCCACGTCAACAGAGTCAATGGTGCCGGTGTAAATGACTGACCATGCTGCACCGTTCTTGGCACTAACACGAACCTTCCTACCGGGCCTTAGGGTTGACGCCTGAGTTGGGTCAAGGTTGGCGTCAAGTACCTCTGCGGACATAAGCCCTACGTCAGAGTCATGACGACCAATGTTGATGTTCTTGGTTGGACCAGTAATGTCAGTCCAGACACCAGCAATGTCTACTTCAAGGCGTGAGTGAATACCCGGCTTGATTGGCGGGCTAGGTGGTGCAGTAACAGTGACACTCTTTGTCTCACCATCACTACCGTTGGCATTGGTAGCAGTCAGCGTGACTGAATACGTACCGGCACTTGTATAGGTGTGGGTCGGGTTCTGTGCGGTGGACGTTCCACCATCACCGAATGTCCACGCCCAAGAAGTTGGTGACTCTGTGGAAATGTCAGAGAAGTCCACTTCAAGGTAGTTGTTTGTGAAGGTGAAGTCTGCTGCCGGTGCCGGTGGCACATAAATACCAGTGACCGTCAACGCTGCAATACGGTGGTTCGTGACATTGACACCAGAGTCAGAAGTAGACTGCCACTTCAAGGTGTGAGTGCCTGCACCAACGGCATAGGTCAACTTTGTCCAAGTGTTAGTAACACCAGAGACGTTGTACTTCTCTACACCATCAATGAAAAACTTGTTGTAGTCGTATCCTGATTCAGAATCACGACGTGCCCAGAACTCAACGGTACCGCCGCCTGCACCAACGGTTACAGTCTTCTCTACGTAGGAGTTTTCATTGCTGACGTTGGCACCGATGTACATGTAGGAATAAGGCGTGCCTGTACGACCGTCGATGGTTGTAATAGCACCGGGGCTGTTGTGAATACCAAAGCCAGCAGCACCAGTGACGGTGAAGCCTTCGGGCAAACCAGAGTCGAACTCGGCCCAATAGAGAGTGTTAAGGGTTGGGTCTGCTAGACCTGATTCGGTGTAGGTGGACGTGGATGCGTGTGCGGTTCCAGTCCATGCACCATTGGCGGTGGAACCATCAAAGTAGGCGGTGTGATACGCCTCGGAGAAGACAACACCGTCTACCCAGAATGACAGAGTGGTGGCAAACAGTACGTTCCAACGCAACGTGACATACGCTGCGCCTGCTGGTGCGGCACCAGAATAGGTGGCAGTCCTGCGCCAACCGGCAGAGTTGGTGAATGTACCGGGACTGATTGAGGTGGAACTGATAAGAACGTTGGATGAGTTGTACCAATCGAAGTACATTCCAACACCTTGGTTAAAGGTGGCATCACAGGCACCACTGAAAGACATTGAGTATGTCTTTCCGGGTGTGACATCAATTCCCACAGAGTTGTTGGCGTTGTAAATAAGGTTGGCGGTAGTGCTACCGCTTGTTGACTTTAGGCGCATAGAACACGTGCCAAAGGCACCCTTGTCAGTAACTCGTACTGCGGTTCCGTTGGTTGCGGTCCATCCGTTTGCGTCTACCTCAACTGATGGATTCTTGATTAGGTTTAGTGCTGACATTTATTTCTTGCTTCGTATTCGCTTATGCGCGTCTACGTCCTCCGTTCCTTTCGTATGCGTCAATTGCTGTGACGATTTCTCGTCCTAGTGCTGCCTTGTCTACTGTTGCTGGGGCAGTCACATTGATTTGATAGGTGTTTCCACCAGCACTACCGCCCGCTACTGCGGACAGTTGTGGTCGTGCAAAGGAATCAGTCATGGCGTTGGCTAGGTTGACCATGCCTCGCTTGACTCCACTTGTGTCCTTTAGGCCAATTTCCATGCCTAGGACGGTGTACTCACCCAACTTCTTGAATACCTTGGAAGGTGAGTTAATGTCTAGGGCCTTCTTAATTGCTGCAACCAAGTCCTTAGCCAGTTGCTTTGCAATTTTCTGTAGTGCCTTGGCACGTGCCTTCAAGCCCTCTACTAGTCCTTCTGCTGCGGCAATACCGGCGTCGTACATTGACCCTGCGGCTGTCTGACCTAGACCGCCTGCGGCTTGGTTAATTTGCTGCTGTAGTGCGTTGAACTCAGCAATGGCACCAGCACCACCGTTGGCAATTGCCTGTGCGGTTGCTAGTCCACCTTCAACACCAGCCTGTACCAACTGGTCAATCATGGATGAGTTGAGACCCTGTGCAATAAGAGTCTGAATCAAGGTGGCAAACTGACGTACCTTTTCCAGACGCTTCTTTAGTTCAGCAACCATTGCATTACTGTTGAAGGCTGTACCTAGACCAGTGATGTTGGTGTAGTTCAATACACCTTCCTTGACTGACTTGGCGTAGTCCTTGTAGGCGTCACGCAAGTCCTTCAACTTGTCCTTAGCAGCGTCTAGACGCTTGTAGACCGCCTCACGCTTCTTGGCGTTCTTCATTAGTGCCTTGGTCTCGTTGCCAAGAGACTTCATGGCAGCCTTGGTCATGCGTGCTGCCTTCTTGTCGTTCTTGAAACGCTTGTTCATGGTCTTCTCAATAAGGTCGGTGACCCTACCTAGAGTTGCCTTGATACCGGCGCGTCCATCCTCAAAGCCCTTGATAAGACCACGCATGATTAGTTGACCAACAGGGCGAAGCAACTTCTTGTCTCGCTGCTTCGGACCCTTCCAGTCAGGGATTTTGTCGGTGATTGCACCAAGGGCACCTTGTACCTTGTCCACCATGGAACCGATACCGTCTAGAAGACCCTGAATGATGTTCTTACCGGCGCTTAGAAGCCAACCTGCGGCACCCGCAAATGCACCGGTAACCCTGCCCTTGATGCCATTAACCAGAGTCATTAGACCGTTGATAGCGGTGGAGACAGCGTTCTTGATGCCGTTCCAAGCAGTCTGAGTTGCTGACTTAACAGCATTCCAAACGGCAGTCATGGTGCCCTTAATGGCAGCCATAGCAACCTTGACAGCGGTGCTGATTCCTCGTGCTACCGATGAGACAACAGACTTAATGGCGTTCCATGCCGTTGATGTTGCAGACTTGATACGGTTCCAGTTCTTCACAACTAGAAGTACCGCCAGACCTACCGGCCCGGTGATAGCCACCAGAATGCCAATCATGATTGTCTTGATGTGCTTCTTGATGAAGTTCCAGACAGTCACGGTTGCGTTCTTGATTGCTGTCCATGCCTTGTCAACGACCTTGCGGAAGGTCTCAGACTTCTTGTAGGCAATGACGAACGCTGCAACCAAGGCGATGATTGCAATAACCACCACACCAATTGGGTTGGCTGCCATGGCGATGTTAAGTGCCCACTGTGCTACGGCTGCTGCCTTGGTAACTGCACTGGTCACGGCTGTCTGTACGGCCAGTGCTGCTAGACCGATGCGTGTGCCGATTGAGGCTGCTGTGAACGCTGTCTGAACGGCTGCGGCGGCAGTCATGATTCCGCTGAATACAGCGGTCACTACACCAGCGGCACCCATGACGCTGTTGAAGACAGCAACGGCTAGACCGGCTGCCTTTAGCGCACCAACGAATACAATAACACCGATACCGATTTTCTTGAACAGGTCTGGGTGTGCAGAAATGACACCGGTCAACTTTTCAAAGGCAGGGCCAATTTTGCCACTGACCCAATCAAGTAGAGAGACAAGTGCTGGAATTAGGACTGACAGAATGACTGTGCCGATTGGGGCAAGTGCCGTAATCAATCGACCTAGTGCCGGAAGCAACTTCTTGAACGACTGTCCTAGTTGTCCAATGAACTCAACGAACTGTGGGCTTCCCTTGCCAAGTGCCTTGAAGAATCCGTCAATACCCTTAATCAGTGGCTTGACCATTCCACCGAATGCCTGCAATACCGGGATACCGGCTGCAAAGGCACGTTCCAATACCGGCCCAAGTTGCTTGGCTACCGGGATGAGTCCCTTGCTGAACTGGTCAATGAGAGGGGCACCGGCCTTGAACATGCGTCCAAAGGAAGGGGCAATGGCGTCAAACGCCTTCTGAATGTTGCCTGCTGCCCTAATCAGTGGTGCCACAAGTGGCTTGGCAAGCGTCTGCATAGTGCCAACGACGTTGGTCTTTAGTTCCCCGAACGCCTTCTTGACCTTGGGGTTCATGGCAGCGAAGGCAATACCAATACCTAGAATGGCTGCTGGGATTGCTGCTAGGGATGCTGCGCCTACCGCGCCTGCACCTACAGTGGCAGCACCGAATACCGCTGCTGCAATAGCGGCGGTACGGAAACCTGCACCAATGTTCGCATTGATGCGGTCAAGACCTGCAAGGTCTACCTGTGCCTTCTTTAGACTACGTGACAGAGACTTGGTGTTACCAAGAACTCTAACAACGATTGTGTTGCCTTGTGCCATAAGTTTGTTGTCATGTTCCCTTCTTCGCCCTCTTGTTGGCTGCATCAATAAAGGCGGTGATTTCGTACTGTGTTAGGTTGTCGTATTCCGAAGGTTGTACACCCGTAGCCAGACAAAAGGCAGCCTTGTCCTTTGCCCTTTCCCTAGCCATAAGGTCTAGGTTGTAGTACGGGTGTACTCCCATCAGTTTCCCTCTTCGTCGTCGTTTAGACCAAGGGACTCAGTGATTTGTTCAAGCGTGTTTGAGTTCATGAAGTCGTCGTACTTCAACTTCACGTCGTCACGCTTTGCCAAGACCCATGCCATAGCACCCAATAGACCTACCTTTGGGTAGTTTGGGTCTTCTAGAGTTGCAATGGACATTCCCGCTGTGCGTTCTGCCATTGCCATTTCACCTGCTGTCAGGTCATTCAAAGTTGCCATTCTGTTCATCCTCCAATGTTTTTTATAGTCCTAGCCGTCCGATAAGACGGTCTAGTTCGTTGCTGACTTCACGTTCTGCAAAGCCTGCGTTGTTGTGCAGGGCTGTTACTAGGTAGGGCTTTGGGGTGATGTTGTTGTAACCCCCGTAGTGCTGTACGCCTGCGTACACAACACGTGCGCTACCGCTTCTTACTGCGGCCTGAGACTTGGCCTTTGAAGCCCTAATGTCTCTGACCAGACGACCCGTTAGTACAGGTGCTAGGCCAACGGCGTCCTGTTGGACTTTGCCGCCGATTCTTTGCCAAGCAGCCTTTAGGTCACTTGCCTTTAGGGAGAGTTCCCTGAGGGCCTTTGCGACCTTCTCATTACCTAGCACCTGTACACGGACGTTCATTCGTTTAACCTCACACGCCAACTACGCGTGTTGGTTCGCCCACTACGTCTAGTCGTGCCTCAAAGGTGAATACCTCGTTAGCGGTTCCACCGACAGGTGGCTTGCTTACGATGGTGGCGTTACCAGTGAAGTGCGGCTGAGTTGCGGACGCGGTTGCGTTTCCGTAAGGCTTAAATGTGAACGCAACGGTGTCGCCAGCGTTGTCCCACAAGTAAGTCCAGAAGGAATCAGTGCCGTAGTCGGCTACTGCCTCAATTTCGAAGAACCACTGAACCGGGGTACCGGATGCTAGTTCTGCGAATGTGACAGCATCGCTGTCTGCCTCTTCGTTGGAAAGGTTTACAGAAGTCGCCTCAACGTTGATTTCCTCTGTTCCAAACATAAGGGACAAGTCCTTACCTCTATACTTTGCCATAATTAAATGACCTCCTTAATTAGTTTGATGTTCTGCGTTAGAGTCACAACGCTGCCCATGTAGGCAATCCCCTTTAGGACTACCTCGCCCGGTTGCGTTACCTCTGTGATTTCCCAATCCTCTAGGGCACTCATGGTGTCCAGAATCATTGAGTCAACCTTTTCTGCTGCGGTCTTGTTTGTTCCCTTTGGGCCGATTAGCAAGACGTGGATACCCACGCTGTAATGTCCAAAAGGATTACGACCTTCTCCCAACGTCACATAAGGTTCTGCTGGAATGACTAGTGCGATTGGCGGGCTGATGGTCTCTGGCACATAGTCAGAAGCCTTCAACCCTGCCGTGGTCAATACGTCCTTGACCTGTGTACGTAGTTCAGTGAGTGTGTTCAGAACGGAAGCACCCACCTTTGAAGCAACTTGTAGGCACCCGCCATAGGGTCACGTGCAATACGTACCGGCGCTGCCCCAATTCCATCAATCGTGGCGTACTGCTGATTTGCAATTCCGTTAGGCGCGTTACGCCTCTCCCACAAATCAGCAGCCACGATGATGTGACAGCGGTCTAGAATTTCAACCGGAACCGCTGCCACACCTACGTACTTATTGACCAGAACGGCAGCGTCAACCAAGCACTCGGTCAATAGGTCATCGTTGTCAGACTCATCCGAGGCAACGTAGACCTTCAATTCGCTAAGTGTGACTGCCATTCAAATCAACCTCAGACCAAGTCCACGTCAACCTTGGTGATGTTCTTAGGTGCAAGAACAGCCACAGCAAGGTAACCGTAAAGACTGAAATCCTTAGTCAAGTGGATAATGTCCTCGTCCTGTAGACGGAACGGTGCGCCAGCAGACTCGAAAGTCTTAACAGCGTCAGAGTCAGCGATGTACATAGAGTTGGCTGCAAGTGCTGGGTTAACAACAACAGGCAATCCACCAATGGATGCACGCGGAACAACTAGGTTGGTGTCACCCAGAGAGTTCACAGACTGACCAGAAACGCTGAACAGCGGACGGCCAGAACCGTCAACCATGTGTGCAATGCGCTTGAAAACGTCAAGTCCGACAAGTGCGAACTTTGCGTCACCAGTACCGTTGGCCTCGATTGCGGCAGAAGCGTCAACAACTACGTCAATCCAAGACTCTGCGTCGTCAGCAGCAAGAGTGGCGGTGTTGTAACCGGCGTTGCCTGCTACAAGTGCGTCACGTACAGCGGCCTCAGTAGCCTTGGCGTACTGGTTGACCATGTGGCCTAGAACGGTGTCTAGGTATGCAAGGTCAGAACGGTCGATAACCTGACGGGAAACGCTGGTGTAGCCACCGTAGGTCTTGACCTGTGCGGTAGCGGTTTCTAGTGCTACCTCTAGGTAGTTCAGTGCGTCACCTTCAAGGGCCTGAACGCCGACGGTGCCGGTCTCAGACGCAATGCGTGGGTACTCAATGGTGTTGCCGGTCGCAGGCAATGCACCCTTGCTGAACAGGTTGATGGTTGGGCGGTTCTCTGCCCTACGCTTTAGTGACTCGTTGACCCAACCCGGACGGGTAATGTCGGCCTCAACAGAGGTTGCGAAGTCACGTGCCTCCTTAGAACCGGATGCAAGTGCCTTTAGGAACTCACCACCAGAACGGAACTGCGGAGTGCTGTCGTTCTTTGTCTCACCAACTAGGGCAAGACGGCGTTCCAAATCAGTTACGGAATCACGAATGTCCGCGACCTCTGACTCAGAAGCGTATGTGTTTACTTCATTAGACATAAAAATGTCCTCCTTATTTTCTGTATTTTGTTCATCAGAAACCTCGCGGACTTCTGAAACCTTTGCGCCTTCATAGGCGGGGAATGCGACAACGGAAACTTCCTTCAACGTTGCCTTTGTGCGAACTAGGACTTCTTCGTCCATGCGGTGTTCAACCGGCAGGAAGCCGACACTGAAACGGTTTAGAACACCGTCACGCATAAGTTCGTAAACTTCGTCGCCCCTACTTGTCTTGCTGATACGGGCGGTAATGACGTAACCCTCTTCGGTGTCCTCGCCCTTGGTTACTAGTCCGATTGGTTCGGAGTGGCCGTAGAACAACTTCACGTCCTTTGGCGTACCGAAGGCACCACGTTCAAACTTTTCTTGGTATCCACCAATGTCAGTTACTTGGTTGTACGGAACTGCAAGACCGGTAATTTCACGCTTCTCAGCGTCTACGGAACGAACCTCAACAGACCTAACTTCAAGGCCAACGGCCTTATCAATCAGTTCCATTCTGTTCACTACTTTCATTTGAATTAGGCTTGTTTTCCACTGGTAGTGGTGGCAGGCCCTCTGCCTTACGCAATTCGTTTGCAGTCCTTAGACCGGCTGCGATTTGCTTAACCTGCACGTCTACCGCGCCTGCGGTGTCCATGCGAAGCAACTTGGATTCGTCAAAGCGGACTTCTTGGCCCCTAGGCAATAGGGATGCAAGTGCCTCTTCGATTTCATTCATGTACTTGACCAATGTGGTCTGGGTGAACTGCAACCAAAGTTCTTGGGAGTTCGTGTATGTGGTGGACTGACCTTCAAGACCAGAACCAAGTAGGAATGCAGGGATACCGAACAGACGGGCAATAGCAATTGTCTGTGCCTGCTGAACTTCCAGCATTTGTGCCTCTGCTGGCTTTAGGTTCAGGTGTTCGTATCGCATGCCCTGAGACATAACGGCAGTACCGTTGTTCTTGACGAACGTGTTCCAAGCCTCGGCAAACGCCTGTGCCTCTTCACCGTTAAGAACTTGGTCGGTGGTTAGGATGCCCTGCGGGATACCGCTGATTCCGAACCAGTTGTCTGCGAAGTTCCTCATACGGATAGCGGCAAGGATTTCACTCTGTCCGTGTTGGATTGGGCCATAACCCAATACCGCCCCCGGCTTACGCATCAACTTCAAGTGCTTGATTCGATTGGCAGGTAGTTCCTCAGTGCCCGCCCAATACTTGACCCTGCCGTTCTCACGCAGGGTTGTAATAGACGTTGGGTCTAGAACCTCCAAGTTGGCTACATTGCCTGAACCGTCGCGGTAGACCTTCCAGTACGCATTGCCGTGTGTGGCTAGAGACCAGACGGTTTCCTCTACAAAGCCGGTTACGGTGTCATTGACGTTTGGCTGACGCACCAATGCTGGTGTCTTGATAAGGGTGTTGTCCCTGTAGACCGCCATAGGCATTTGAGAGACAGAAGTCGTGATAATGGATACAGCCCTGTACACAGCACCCACATTGAGTGCCACGTCAGGGCTGATGGAAGAGAAGTCAGAACGGGCGGGAGGCATAACGCCTGCGGACATACCATTAACATCACGCTTGGTGATTTCGGTTGGGGCAATAAACCCAAGTGCTTGTCCGGTTCTCTTTAGAAACCCATTCTTCTCGTTATCCATGTATGTAACTATTATTTCATGGGTTGTTGCAAATCGTTCTCTTTATGCACCCACGTACAGCATTGGCCCTTGGGCCTTAGAAGTCTCTGCACCATAAATGCCGGTAATGGTGGCAATGACTGAGTCCACTTCGCCTGATGAGTCACGTCTACTAATGCGCCAGCCTTCTCCAAAGTTCTTGGAAACTGCCTTTGTCATTTGCTTGCGTAGCAACTCGTCATTGGCGTGAATGACTCGGCGTTCAGCAATCATTGAGTATGCGGTGGCACATACGTTGTTCATTTGATTACTGGTTAGGTACTCAACCTTTACCCCGCGTTCCCTCAGCCTCATGGCTAGGTCACGCAGGTTGGATGCCTCCATGTACCAGACACCGCGTAGAACCTTGTTCAAGTCCATACACATTGCCTCTAGGGACTCCAAGGTTGGGTTTGTCAGGCTTGCCACAACCTCTGTGTAGACCTTGCCGTTGTGCTTGGCATTGGCGGTAATGGTGGCGAAGGCCCAATTCTCTGCCCTGTCCACCGCATAGACGATGTTCTTGGCTTCCTTGGGGATGCGTCCCTTGTCCAGTGCGTTCCACAGGTTCATAGGCAGCCATGACGCCTCTGATGAGACGAACTGGTTAAGCCTGTAGCGGCGTGCCTGCTGTTCAGGCATGTTCTTGACCTGTTGCACCGCGTCGTTAACGTCCAGACGACCACAGGCGTATGAGGGGTTAGCCGCAATGATTGCCTCTGGGTCTGTCACGTCTAGGTGGTCTGGTGCCTCCCACAAGAAGAATCCAAAGCGTTCATCGGAGTCTTCTTCACCAGCCGCCGCTGCCTTGCCGGTCTTGTACAGACGCTTCAAAAGGTCTGACTTATCGTCACCAGCAGTCGTGATACCTAGAACCATTGCGTCCTTGCGGGCACTGGTTCCGAACAGAACCGCGTCCCACGTATTCGACTTGGTTAGGTGAACCTCGTCATACAGACACATGGTGATGGTGATGCCCTGTAGTGATTCCTCACTCTTGGACTTCATTACATAGGTGGCAGGCTTGGCATCGTTTCGTGAACGAATACCTCTTGTACCGGTCGCCTTGTAACGCTTGGCAAGGATAGGGGATTGGCTGATAACAAACTTCACACGGTTGTAAATAATGTCGGCCTGTTCCTTGGTGTAGGCCAGACCTACGACCATTGGGCCTTGGGTGTGAAGAAGTAGTCCATACAGTGCAAAGACTGCACCTAGGACTGATTTACCGTTCTGTCTGCCGACACTGATAAGTGCCTGCTTGTACCTCAGTTCACCGGGGTACTGCGGGTGGTCTAGGGGATACCTTTCAAGTACCGCCCTGATTAGCCAACGTTGCCATTCATCCAATTCAAACTTGTCTGATTCCTCAGACTTCCATGCTAGGTCAATAACCTCCAAGAGTTTGTCACCATCAGTAATGAAGTCCTCTGATAGTGGAGGGGTGTGCATCGTTGGCAGCCACTTGGCTGCCTCTGTCATTCGTCTACGTCAGTCCTTTCTTCCTTAATTTCTGTTGCGTCAGTAGTCACTAGTTCAACAGCGTCTACCTTCTTCTTGCGAGTCCTACGCTTTGGCTGTACCGGCGCGAACTCTTCCTTTAGGTGTGCTAGGCATAGTCCGTAATCGAACTCATGCCTCTCGCACTTCTCCTTCTTGCACATCGTCAATCACCTCCTTCGGTGTTTCCCACGTTCCCCACTTCTCCTTCTTGGAACCACAACACTGTGTATTGATGGTGTCGTGAACGTGGCAGTACAAAATGTCCTTAACGTTACTCACGGTCAAGCAACGCCTCTAGCGGGTCTTTGATACCCTCGCTTTCAGGTGCCCTCTTTGCTAGGAACCTGTATGCCAGTCCAAATTGGGCCATAGTGGCTGCGCTGAACCTGCTGTCCAACTTCTTAGCCATGATTACAAGGCTTGCGACCATTGGTGCATCGGCATCGTCAAGCCATGTAGCGTCTGCCAAGAATGCGTTGACCGCATCCTCAAACGTTTCAATACTATTCAAGCGAATCCTTCCTTTCTGTGGACAATTGTCCATGTTTTCGTTCGTTTCTCACCCAAATTGCATTGGGGGCGGGGTGAGGAACCTTCATCAAAAAAACACTCATTCACGATGATTCGTGTTTATTCACAATGTTTTGTGTTGCGTTTATACTTTTGCCATTTGG